GGAAGGAAATTTTTGACGAGTGGATACCGAAGTACGTGAAAGCATCCCGTTTGTTTGCTGAACGTCCCAAATTTTTGACGTACTCTGAATATCGGTATTCAGAAGCTGTGAAATATGGTCGGTTAAATGGATAGGTTTGGCGCTTTCCTTAATAAGTTGCAATTTTATAATAGGTTTGGCGCTTCCCTTAATAAGTTAGCATTTTTGTNTTTAAATCTGAACTAGGGACTCATTGATTATCGCCGCTGTCAATGAGTAGCAAAACCCTTGTGTTTAGTCGCGTATCATTCTTTTGTGTGAATGTGTGTGAGTGGAGAGTTTCGACTCTATTGTTGGATGTGTGCCACTTAAAATATAGGCTATCTAACCGGCGCGTGTATATAAGAGTAGTTTGATTGTACCTCTTTGAATGCGTTAATTCAAACAATTGCTAATTTTAATAAAGATTTATCCTATTGTGTTATGTGTGGAGGTTTTATGTATAACTCCGACGTCAAAATTGTGCCTGCCCAGTATTTACGACGTGCTCGCACTTGTCAGATTTGCTTCCTGAAGACTGTTTCGCATGTACAAAATCAGATTATCAGAAATGATCAGAACCGTCTGCAAGCTCAAATGTACAAATCTGAATCCGTTCAATATTGTTCACAGTGTAAACGTCAATTGTCCTCGCATGTTCATTCTCGTATTAGCACGCAGTTTGTTACTGCCACTCAGATTTGTGCTCAATGTCATCTTGATCGCTGGAGAGCAAATGAACTCGAAGCGAATCGGAAACAGAAATTGTATGCCCATGTTGGAGAACTAGACGATCAACAACTGATGGCAGGACGTGTTTCTGAACCGCAGCAAATTATCACCTTTGCTCAAGATGAGGAAGTTATTACACATGAGAAAGATGAAATAGTGCGTACTCCTCGGTGGAATGATCATCCTAAAGATCAGTTGGAACATTCTGTTGTTAATATTTTGCAGCGTCCTGTAAAGATTGATGAAGGCAGACTTACACCGGGTTTTACTCAAACCAATTACGTTTTGCCTGATAAACTTATCGGCACTACCTTGGCAAATACTAACAATAGGCGCAAATTGGACTATTTCGCGTTTTTCCGTGCTAATGTTCGTATTAAAGTGTTTTTCACTGCAACACCTTTTCAATCAGGCAAATATCTCCTCTGGTTTTCCCCCTACGATGGATTTTCCAATCGTGGTGTCCCAAATACCTTGCCCTGCAAAACTGGCTACCCGTGTGTGGAATTGGACATTGCGAAAGGAAGTTCTGTTGAGTTAAAAATTCCCTATTGTTCTCCCCTTTCTCACTTTGACCTTGTAAACGGTCATGGTTATATGGGGCGTGCTCATATCACAGAAATAACAGGAACCCTGGAGGGAACTTCCCCATCTCTTGGGTGTCCCTACACTGTCTATGCCTGGTTTGAGGATGTGGAGTTGTCTATGCCAAGTTCCCAGACTACAGCAGACTTCGTTGCCCCCCCGAATCTTGTTGCCCAAATTGGAAATGTTGAAGAACTTCAGAAAGTCCGCGACCCCTCTATTTCTGCAATTACAGGGGGAGTTGCGACTACGGCGCGTTTATTTTCTAACATTGTCCCGCGATGGTCGTCTTTTCTAAAGCCCGTTGAGTGGGTTTCTCGTGCTGTTTCGTCCGCCGCTTCGTCTGTAGGACTCAACAAGCCCACTATGCTTGAATCTGGATGTATTGTCACTAATGTACCTGGAAAGGGTTTCACGAATATGGATGGAATAGATGCAGGAGTTGTCCTTGGTGCTGCGCCTGACAATTCCCTAACTCTTCCTTCGGGTTTGTTTTCTACCGATGTCGACGAAATGGATATTGGTTATGTGTGTAAGAATGCATGTATTGCCTCACCAGAGATTGAATGGGATACTTCCGATGCTGTCGGCACTAAACTTTTTGCATGTCCGGTCACGCCAGGGTATTGTACATATGCTGACCCTGAGTATCATCCTACACTTTTGGCTTTCGTATCGTCGTGTTTTGAACGTTGGACTGGAGGTCTCCGATATCGTCTAGCTGTTTCAAAGACCGCCTTCCATTCTGGAAAGTTGAGAATCTCTTATCATCCAAATTTTTACACTCAATTTGATACCACCTCGGTTTATGATAATGTCTATAGTTGGATTCTTGACCTTTCAATTTCATCTGATCTGGACTTTGTTATTCCTTATGTCTCTAATACTCAATGGAAGGAAGTTCGACTTGGTGACACTGCCGACAACAAACATCTAAGTTGTGCTACCGGTATTTTGGTCATCTCAGTTATGACTCCTTTGGTAGTTGCCAATGCTGCAGCTTCCGTTAATGCCCCTATGTATTTGTGGACTTCCGCAGCTGATGATTTTTCCTTGGCTGTTCCTTCATTTCCCCGTTTTGTGCCTGCTCCTATCACCCTAGTTGATGATGAACCACTTGAAGCCCAAATTTTTAACGAAACTTCCGTCGACGCAAAAGTTCACCAGGAGCAACAGGATCAAACCGTCATGTTGTTCAAAAAGAGTGCTATTGATTCCACAATGCCTGAGCAAGTAACCATTGGTGAGAAGATTACTAACCTGCGCCAACTTATCAAAAGATTTTGCAAAACTGCCGCTGGCTTAGCTGCACCCTATCCTTCTGTGGCTGGCTCTAATTATACATATCCTGGACCACTACCTATTGGCTCTATTCTTCCAGTCAGTGATATTCGTATCGATCCTGCGTTTCTTGGGGATTCTAGCGCCACGTACACCAACGCGCGTGCAAACAATGTTTTGACTCAAATTTTCTCCACTGGTACCACTTTGGATCCCAATGATGCTGTTGTCTCGCAATATTTTCAGTCTCAGAGTGCCCTTCACTATTTGTCTTATATTTATACTTTCTGGACTGGTTCACATCGCTATAAAATTTTTGTTGGTAATGGTTCTGCTCTTGCTCCCGTGTCTGGATCTTTAGTTTCCCAGGATGAGTCTAGTAAACTTCTTACCACGACTTATTCGTTGCAACCCCGTTCCCAAATACCCTACCGTGTTTTTAGAGATACAGAAATTACGCGAAATGGCGCTATTAACCCCCCAATTACGACTATTGCCAATGCCGTTGACGACAGGGTGGATGGTAGGTTTGAATCAGTCATTTACCCTGACCTCGATGGTTGTTTGGAATTCACTGTCCCTTATTATTCCAATTTGCCCATTTCTCTTATCACTCAAGGAACTACATCCAACGTTCGAGGTCCCCTAGTAGCCCGTAATTCCGTTCGTGTCACCAAAGGGTTTTCCACTAAGGATACTCTGACGCCTTACTTTTCTCTGGCTGGAGCAACCGATTTGTATGCAACGCTCACTGGCTTTGTGCAATCCGAAATTGGTGCATATGTTCTCTACGAAGCAGCTGGTGATGATTTTTCCTATGGGTATCTTCATGGTGCTCCAACTCTTTATAACACCAGGNCGTATATTGAGTGATCAAAATTTTGTCTTTTTATATATATTTAAATTTTCGTCTTTTAACCTCTTGAGGTGGTCACCATTCCTAGCGAAGGAATGGTCCTATTGTCTTTGACACGTGCCACCTTAGGGTGGATACAGTGTTTGAGTACATAAGGTTCAGCCTTAAGTTTTAGACATCTGCCC